TGGAATTGGAGCCGGTTGCTATCCGGTCGGGCGTTTATTCGCCTTGTAGGTTCGAGTCCTACACACTGCGCTTCGGTCAAATTACGCTGTCTGTCAGCAGATGGTCTATGTTTTGGCTGAAAATCTGGAAACAGCGCAGAAACGTAAAGGCGGAGGACTGCGAAAACAACGTACATCCGAGGTAAGGCATGAAGCGGATTGCCAGCGCTCTCTGAAAATAGTCGGTGGTTTATGGGAGCATATAGAAAAGCCGTATGTCCGGGTGGTGAGGGGGCGGTCTTGAAAATCGTTGGCTGTAAAAGGCTTACAGGTTCGAATCCTGTGTACGGCGCTTGCTCGAAAAAATCGGGCGTTGATGTGTGGCGGAATGGGTAAACGCTATGAAATGTCTATTGCAAAATGCAATACAGAGAAAGTATTTCTCGGGGACATTATGAGAAAGTAAATCTTTTCTGCGAGGTTCAAATCCTCGCCACATCAATTCCTTATCTCCACTTAGTCGGGTGCTACTGCAATAGTTCCGGTCGATGGGAGAATTATGGATGGTAGCGGTATTATTGGAAACAGAAAACCCTTCCGTGATTAGAAATTGCAGATTTGAAAGCGGTTGGCATGGTTTTGTCTGACAGGGTTCGATTCCCTGTGTCGCTATTTGATGATAAAAAACATTGTGGAATATTTATATCAAACAAAATACACGGAATCTCACGAGGATTCCGATTTTTGCTACGATTGAGGTGTGAATTATGACAAGTTGCTTGTGCTGTGGAATGCTAATACTTGACTCCGAAGTTGATGGGTGTCCTTATTGCAAATACCTATTTACACAGATTCCGGCAAGGAACGTTCCAGAAAGTCAGCCGGAGAAGGTGGAAACGGCAATATTTGAAAACGTGGTATTTAATAAATGGGAGGGGCGTAAGAATGTGTGATTTTTGTCGTAACAAAAAGAAAATCATTGATGGTAAAGGAAATTTAGTTCTTTTTGGAGCTGAAAATAACATGATTTTCGACAATAGCGATGGAAAAGAGGTTGCAGGAGCCGTAAAAATTAATTTTTGCCCTATCTGTGGTAGAAAGCTGGTGTAGTAATGGCAGAACCTTTAAGCAAATTAGCAGAAAAATGTAAAAGTTGCCCTAAATCTGGAAAATGTGACCATAAAAGAATGGAGTTATGCGCCTTAATGGATTTGCCACCACAAAATCTTGCAAGTGCTACACAAGGCATTTTGATAGACAATATGTCACCTATATTGAGGGAAGAAATAAAAAGCCCTTTAAGTCCATTTAGGTACAAAGACGAATTAGAAAAAGCGTTAAATGAACGAATATACAAACAGCTTTTTACTTATGGCTCTTAGAAAGTTGGTGCAAAGATGATTAAAGAAGCATTGTTGGATATTTCAAAAGGATATGTCAAAGTTTTCTTTGATGGTAACCCAGTTGATAGTATATATAGTGTAGATGGCATTACAGACGATGAGTCTGGAATGAAAAAGATACAACTTACTTTTTTAGTGAAAGAAGTGCTTTTTAAAGAATAACCGGAGAGTTTGCCAATTTTGCAAAGGGGGATTACTATGAAACATCAAAAAGAATTGCGCACTTGCGACAGGTGCGGTGCAGAAATAAAAGTAAAACCAATAAGTGAATTTGAATTTATGCCGATTGGTGATTATTTTACTTCAAGTCCAATTTTTGAAGATGGCAACGTAAGGGGAGAAATCAAAGAGATTCATTCAAACATATTATTTCCGTTTGGTCGTACGTATGATTTATGCCCTAAATGCAGAAAGGATTTTGAGAGGTTTATGAGAAATGACTGTTAATATGGGAACAAAAACCTATGAAATGAGCCGCAAACAGGCAAAGGCTATCCTTGGAACGGCTAAGAAACTTGCAAATTGCAACATATACGGCATTGAAAAAGGCAATGTGGTGATTATGCTGAATGAAAAGTATGAGGACGATATGAGCCTTAAAAAAGCCGTAGAGGAGTATAAAAAGAAAGGGTTCAAGGTGCATTGGAAATGAAAATAATCAAAGAAGGCAGCCTTAGGTACGAAAGAAAACCTTTAAAGTTTGAGTGTAAGAATTGCAAAACCGTTTTTGAAGCGGAAAAGACTGAATATGAATATTGTGGAGATCAAAGGGAAGGCGATAACTACAAGTGTGAATGCCCATTGTGCCACAAAATGGTATATTACAATTAAAAGACAACCGGCTAACAAATGGAGTTAGTCGCTACCCTAAAACAGTTATAGGCAGAGGTCAAGGCACTTCTGCTTTTGCGGAGGTGCTTTTTATTTGGCTTCAAAGCAGTTAATCAATGCAGTAAATGGATATGAAAATTACATACAGAGAAAAGGCGTTGATGAACAGGTAATAGATGCCCTTTTGAAAGCGTGCAATGTGGCAATTCGGACGGAAAAAGACGTTGACTACGGATTGACTATAACCGAAAGAACAAAGGCTTTAATCAACGAATATACGCAGAAAAACGCGGGTGGTAGCATATGGGAACTTGAACGATATGCACAGAATCACGACATTAAAGGCGGATACAAACTTGTGGATCAGTTCTATGAAGTCTTGCGATTAGAGAGCTTTTATCGTTTCGAGAGCTTCATCTACTTTATGGAGCGCAAAAGAAATTGGAGTAAACGGTTTTATTATCCGCGCCGCAAGACGCTGAATATAGTCGCTCAAGATCTTGAAGATTTGGAAAACCGGAAGATTAAATTTTACGGATTGTCAATGCCATCGCGTGTCGGCAAATCGACTATCTGTATTTTCTTCCTTGCGTGGGTGGCTTTGCGCAGACCGAACAGCCATAGTGCTATGGGTGGTCACTCCGGTATTTTGGCAAAAGGATTTTACAAAGAACTGATGAATCTTTTTACCACGGAAGAATATACATTTGCGGAACTTTTTGCTTATTGGCATCCGGAATATGCAAACGCAACACTTCCGACAGACAAGAGCGCGGACGAATTTACGATTACGCTTGGAGATCCAGACAGATTTGCAACCGTAACGTGCCGCGGTATTGACGGAACATGGACAGGAGCGGTCGATGTTTCAAAAGACGGATATTTATATGTCGATGACTTGGTTCGTGATCGAGAGCATTCATTAAGCCCTACTCGAATGGAAAACACATACCAAGAGTACCTAAACAAGATGGTTGACCGTAAAAATGATGGTGCAAGGGAATTGATGGTTGGTACCCTTTGGAATGTTTTAGATCCATTGGAGCGCATGAGAAAGCAATATGAGCATGATCCACAATACCGATTCCGTAAGATTCCGGCACTTAATGAAAATGATGAAAGCAATTTTGCGTATGAAATCAACGGATTTTCCACGGAATACTATCGGGATATGCGAGATAAGCTTGACAATGCCGAATGGATGGCTAAGTTTATGCAGCAACCATATGTCCGCGAGGGATTGCTTTATACGGATTTGAGACTATTTAACGGAATCCTACCAGATGGAGATTTTCGAAGAATTGGAGTTGTGGATGTTGCCTGGGGCGGCGGAGATAGCTTGTCAATGCCGATAGGAGCAGAATATGAAAACGGAGATGTTTATATTTACGATTGGGTATTCAACAAAGGCCCGAAAGAGGTAACAATCCCTCTTGTTGTCGGACGAATTATCGGGAATGAGATTCGGCAGACAAGATTTGAGGGGAATACCGGGGGAGATCTGTATTGCCAATATGTAGATGAAAAGTTGCAGGAACAGGACTATAAATGCTCATGCACAAGCAGAAAAGCACCAAACAAGGTTGAAAAGTTGTCGAAGATCATAGCATATTCCGGGGATATTAAGAGAAAATTCATATTCCTTGATACGCACCGACCAACGCAGGAACAAATGAAGAAAGACTCGGATCTTGGAGTAACAAGATATTATAGAAATGACGAATATCAAGCGGCTATGGATGAACTCTCTATGTTTGTAAGTATTGGCGGTAATGAACACGACGATGCCGCAGACGGTTTAACCCAGCTTGAAATGTTTATAGAAAACCCAAACAATACCGCAAAGGTAGAAGCGGCAGTAAACCCATTTAGGAGGTATTTTTAATGACAACGAATGAATATCTTTCTCAAATCGAGAGAATCGACCATGCGATTGCAAATAAGCTGGAAGAAATCAAAAGGCTATCCGATATGGCAACATCTATATCCATATCTCCGAAAGAGGTGGATGTGCAATCATCCGGCAATCCCGACAAAATGGGGAGTGCGGTATCAAAGATTGTTGATTTGCAGAATGAGATCCAGACACTTGTAGATGAATTGGTTGATAAAAGACGGATTATCATATCGCAAATTGACAGTATGGATAATACAGATGTATATATCGTGCTTTCATCACATTACGTCAATGGGAAAGATTGGAACTTGATTTCCGTTGAGATGAAATATTCCTACAGGAACATTATGAAACTTAGGAAAAGAGCATTGCAGGAGTTTGAAAGACGTTATGGAGAGCTTTATTCTGAAAAGAGTGCATAAAAGTACACAATAGTTCACACTCTTTCACAACATTTCCTAAAACTTGCATGGTATACTAAAAGAGTAGAAAAAACAAAATCCTACAACCCCAAAAGCATATAACCCGTAAAAGGCACTGTCAGAAATGGCGGTGCCTTTTTTGTAAGAAAGAGGTTGCTATGAAAAAAGTAACTATATATTGCCCGGATTGTGGAAGAATTGCCGGACATTATGATGGGAGATCTACGATAGATCATCCGTGTAAATGTAAAAAATGCAATCATATTGTGATTTATCGCGTGGCAACAGGCAAAATTGAAACGAAGCCAATACCGAAACGCGCTTGCAGTAGTGGAGTTTTATTTATATGAATACACAGTATTTTCATGACCTTGTAAAAGGCAGATACGGAAGAAAAATTGCATATGCTAACGTAGAACAGATTACGGCAGACAATATCGTGAATGTTGTCGGAAACTGCATTGGTGCATTTTATTTCAACAAGACGATCATCCGTTATCTGTGGAACTATTACAAGGGCGATCAGCCTGTATTGTACCGAACAAAGGTACAGAATGCGGATATAACCAATAAGGTGCCTGAAAACCATGCCTATGAGATTGTTCAATTCAAGGTTGGTCAGACTTACGGTGAGCCAATTCAGCTTATCAGTAGGAAAGACGATGACCGTATAAACAATGCGGTTGATGAATTTAACGATTATCTGACCGATGCCAATAAGCAGGAAAAGGACATTAAGGCAGGGGAGTGGCAATCAGCAACCGGAACGTCATTTAAGGCGGTACAGATTACAAAAAATGGAGATATGCCATTTAGAATTGTTGCACCAACACCAATGAATACATTTGTTATTTATAACCAATCCACAGAAGAACCACTTTTAGCAATCCAAGAGCTTAAAGATGCCAATGGACAGATGTATAAACTCTGTTATACAGACTCTTACGAATGCAAGATTGTAAACGGAGAGGTTCGAGATTGGAAGCTGCATGGCTTTGGTGGAATCCCTATTGTTGAGTTTCCAAACAACCATGAGCGCATTTCTGATATTGAGCTTGTGATCGGACTATTAGATGCAATCAATACAATGCAGTCAAACCGAATGGATGGCGTTGAGCAGTTTGTTCAGTTTTGGATAAAGTTTGTAAATTGCGACATTGACCCGGAAACCTTTGAAAAAATGAAGATTTCCCATGCGCTGACGGTAAAATCCAATAATGAGCAGAATAAATCAGATGTTGACATTATGACACAAGAGCTGAATCAAACAGAGTGCCAAGTTGCAAAGGATGATTTGTGGGATAATGCACAGTCCATTCTTGCTATACCGACAAGAGAATCGCAAAATTCTGGTGGTGATACACAGGGGGCGGTATCTTTAAGGGCAGGATGGGACTTCTCAAAGTCGAGAGCCAAACTGAAAGACCCAATTGTAAAGTCGGCTGAAAAAAGACTTGCAAAAGTTGTTCTGAACGTGATTCGTATACAAGATCACGATTTGGGATTGAGTTTGCGCGACTTTGATGTGCAGATTAACCATAGCCCACAAGATAATATGTACACCAAGTCACAGACACTATATCAACTCTTACAAGCTGGTATTCATCCGCTTGTGGCAATTAAATCTGTCGGACTTTGGGGAGATGCAGAAAAGACATTCCTGTTGTCAAAGCCATACTTAGATAATCTATGGAAAACCATTGATGATGTAGAAGCACAGGAACAGAAAGCACAAGAATTGATAAATAAAATGAATACAGATGGCACACAGAGCCAGACAAACAAAGATAAAACGGTCACCGAGTAATTGGTGGCTGTTTTTATTTTATAAAAATTCGCAAAGTTGTGAGCGTAAAAATCAACAATGTCGTTCGGTGTCGTTGCACCGTATAAAAATTCGTATGACATATCGGAGGTAATGAATGAAGAGAGAAGATCTGATTGCTATGGGATTAAGCGAGGAAAACGCAGACAAGATCATGGCAGATTACGGAAGTTCCGTACAGAGAGCCAAAGCAAAGGTTGACGAGTACAAGACAAAGGCTGACAAAGCTGAAGAGTTGCAGAAGCAGCTCGATGATATCGAACAGGGAAAGCTCACGGAAGTCGAGCAGGCAAATAAGAACCTCGAAAAAGCCAATGCGAGAATCGCGGAACTTGAAAAAGCGCAGGCAATAGCCACGCAGAGAGCCAATGCTGCATCTAAATTTAATGTTACCGCAGAACAGGCAGCACAGATTGTAAAAGACGATGGCAGTTTTGATTATGACGTTCTTGGAAAGATTATCTCTGAAAAAGAGACCGCGGCAGCGCAAGCCAAGGAGCAGGAGATTGCAAAAGGCAGTACAAATCCGGGCGGTGGCACGGCTGGCGGCAATAAAGATAACGAAAAGACAGCGGATGTTGAAAATGCTGAAAAGATTACTTTTGGAAGCAATTCAGCTACCGCAGAAGCAAAAAATCATTATGTAATTTAGGAGGTAAAAATCATGGGTAAGCCTATTGAAAGAGATTTTACTCAAGAACTTGGTATTTTAAAACATTTCCCTTATCTGGGAGCCGCTTGTATTGTTCCACAGACAATGGTAACAAGCGCAGATGCAAACGGAAGAAAGATCGTAAAAGGTGGAACACCATTCCCATCCAACGATGAAAGCTGTGTCGGTTATCTGCTTAATGATGTTGACGTAACGATGGGTGATGCACCGGGAACTTACGTTTACGCGGGCGATATCGACAATGCGAAACTTACAAAGAACGGAGTAACTGTTGAGGAAACGGCAAAAGCCAAAACCCCAAGAGTTACTTTTTTTGATTAAAGAAAGAGGTGTAAATTATGGCATTACCATTAGCAGAAGCATTTACCGCAAGAAGTCTCGGTGTAATGTGGAATAACTATGAAAAGACTTTAGGTTCTCAACCTTATCTCGGCAGACAGAAATTTGGTACAAGAAAGCAGGAGAGCCTTGACCTTAGATTTATTAAGGGAAAGAGCGGTCTTCCGGTTTCACTGAAAGCATCTAACTTTGATGCACAGGCAGAGTTGAGAGATGTTGGCGGTTTCTCTGATATCCAAAACGAGATGCCTTTCTATCGTGAGTCCTACATGGTAACAGAGAGAGAGGAGCAGGAATACGACAATTACAGAAATGCAGAGAACACTTCTCTTGCAAATGATGTACTTCGTGAGATCAGCAAAAAGCCTATGATGCTGATCGAGGGCGCGAGAGTCGTACCAGAGAGACAGATTTGGAGCTTGCTTGCACCGGCTGACGGTGTACCGAAGATTGATGTAAATATCGGAAAGAAGAAGTACACAGTCGAGTACACCTCAGATGCTGGCGAAGCACACAAGAAAGATCACTTTGTTGAGATTTCAGGTGAAGCCGATAAGTGGAACGTTCCGGCAACGGCAACACCGCTTGATGATCTTATCGAGACAAGACGTAACTTTGCTAAGAAAACCGGATATTCTCTTACAAGATTCAGTATGAACACAGAGACATGGGAAATGGTATTAAATGCAGAGGATACAAAGAAACAGGTTCTCGGTATTACTGCATACACAGGCGGTATTCGTTTACAGCAGTCGCAGGTAACTGAATATCTGCGCGGCTACGGAATTGAGATCGAGGTATACGATAAGTTATACGTTGATCCGGCTGACGGTCAGACAAAATACTTTATTCCAACAGGAATTGTATCTTGTCAGTGTGCCGGAGTTTATCTTGGTGACTATGTATTCGGAAAGACACCGGAAGAGAGAAGCGGAAGTCTTACAGACGGAAACCTTTCTATCGTAGAAACCGGAATTGCGGTTTACACATATGCTACAAACCATCCAATCAATACTCACTGCGTAGTATCCATGATCGGACTTCCAACATTTGAGGGAATGGACAGCGTTGTTGTAATGAAAGTTATGTAGGAGGTGATCCAGCGTGGTAGCAACACACACAATTAAATGTGGTGGAAAATGGTACAAGGCAGGAGAAAAAATGCCGGAGAGTAATTCTCCGGTATCTTCCGTTGGGTATACAAAGACCGAAATTAACAGAATGAGTACCGCAGACTTGCAAAAACTTGCCGCAGAGCAGGGAATTGAAAACGCACAAGCGACAAGCGGTGCGGAACTGAAAGAAATTCTGATTGCAAAATTTAATCTGTAGGAGATCGCTTATGTCATACACACTTGTCGAACAGGTAAAAATTCGTTTAAAACAATTTCATATAGAAGAGGTAGAGGATGAAGTGACCGGAGAAAAGTCCGATAAAGTTGTGTTTGATGAAAAAGAATGTAACCCTTTGATTGAACAGCTTTTAGAGCAGGCAAGAAAAGAGATTATCAGCAGACGGAACTATCCGGACACATACACGCAAGACCAGATCGACAGTGATGTTAAGAACTATGAAAACATTATGGTCAATTTGGCAGTGTACGACCGGTCGCAGGCAGGAGAAGCATACATGGCAAGTTTCTCCGAAAACGGTGTGAGCCGGACATGGAAAGACCGTGAAAGCCTTTTTGTTGGAGTGTTTCCGTTTGTAAAAGCAATGTAATTAAAGAAGATTGAGCGTGACCATTATGGTTGCAGGCGGCGTACATTAAGCGGTGGTGGGCAGTGCGTCAAAAGGAGATTCAAATGAAAAGTATTTTGATTCAAACTTATCTTGTAGCACTTCCGATAGTGCTTGGGTATATAGTTTGGCTTCTTAAACAGCAAAAGAAAAGCAGGGATGCGAACAGTAAAGGAACAATGCTCCTTTTGCGTGTCCAGCTTATTGAATACCATGCAAAGTACACCAGAATCGGAGAAATACCGTCATATGCCTATCAGAACTTCTGTGAAATGTATGATGCGTACCATGCGTTAGGTGGAAACGGAATGGTTACGAAAATGAAACATGAGATTGAAGAGATTCATATAGGGAAAGGAGATAAAAGCCATGAGGAATTGGAAGGATTGGACTAAGAAAGCCGGAATCCGAGCAATCAAGACTGTTGCACAGGCGGCAGTTGCCGGAATTGGAACGGCGGCATTTATGGGTGCGGTGGATTGGAAATATGTTCTTTCCGCATCAGTCCTTGCCGGAGTGTTATCGCTTCTGACAAGTGTTGCCGGAATCCCAGAGGAAAACACCAATGCTTGACATTAACAAGCAGGAAATGAAGTATTCGCAATCCGGTCAGACGGTATTTATCCCACAAACTGACGAAAATGGAGATATTGTCTATGAAGGGTACAAGGATTCCGATGGAAACTTTGTACCTTATTTAGATTCCGAAGGCAACAAGATTCCAAAAGGCGAGGAAGTTGAAGGGTTTTCAGAACCTACGACATTCCGAGCCAATATCAGCAATAAGTTGTCAGAAGCCCTTGTGAAAGAATTTGGAATTGATGATAGCACATCATACTGTCAGCTTGTTACGGATAAAGGATATTTGCCACTGAAAGCCGGCGATGTAGTGTGGAAGCGTTCGGAAGTAAAACGCACTGATGATGGGCTTGTGGATTCAGAAACCGCAGACTACATCGTAAAAGGCGTTGCAGACGAAGGACTGACCACAGATTTATTTTTGCTTCGGAAGAATATTAAGTAGGTGATTGCGTGAAAAATAAACCTATTTCAATGACACTATCAACTAAGTCCATACAAGAAGCTATAAAGAAATTAGAACAGTACCGCGATAGTTTACAGGCTAAATGCGATTTACTTGTTTCTAGGCTTGCACAGGAAGGTCAGACGGTGGCAATAAAACAAATATCGAAATCTCCAATCGGGAACACGATAACGATAAGAGTAGATAAAGCACCACAGTTAATGACCTCGAACGCGATTCTGATTGCAACCGGAAAAACGGTAACGTCAGAAGATAGAGAACCATTTTATACTTTGTTGGCGGTAGAGTTTGGAGCCGGTATTTTTTATAACTCCAAAGAGAACCCAAAAGCACCGGAACTTGGATTCGGTGTCGGCACATATCCGGGGCAAATACACGCTTTTGAAGATGGTTGGTACTATTGGGATGATAAGACCGAAACATGGCGTTATACCCACGGTATCAAAGCCACAATGCCTATGTATAATGCAGAACAACAGATTATTCAACAGTATGTAAAGATTGCAAGGGAGGTATTCGGTGGAAAATGAGTTAAATAGTTGGGCGCTTGATTTTGAAGATACCTTATGTTCCCTTTTGAAATCGTACATGGAAAGCAAGGTAAAAGGAATTAAAGTGACGCAAGATGAAGAATCGGGCGGTACCGCAACATTTCCGACACTTTTAGTTAGGCAAATCGGTGGCACAGAAGCCGGACGAACCAATGAAGCAAAGACAATCAATGCAATTCGCCCAACATTTCAGATCACAATTACAAACAAAGGTCCAAGAAAAGCAACTAAGGACATCGCAGCATATGCGGTGTCTTTTTTTAAACAACAAATGTTTGAAGTATCAAATGTAATCTCAACAATTTCCAAGCAAGTGCGAACGGTTACATTCCGCGCAACTCGCGTAATTGGAAACGTTGAGCATTTAGATCAGCTATAAGCAGAAAGGAAGTAGAAAATATGGCATCAACAAGTTATAAAACGCGTGTCATTGTAAAAGAGCACACGGAAAAACAGACCGACTTTGCGGGAACATACAATCTTTTGGTTGCAGCTAAGTCAGTTCCAAGTCCTGCATCACCGCCAAACACGGTTGAGTCAACCACAATGGAAGACGACCAGCAGACTTTTGAAAAAGGTATTAAGACTTCTGATTCAAGAGAAATCACAGGAAACCTTGAAAAAGAATATCTTTCAAAGGTGGATGGATATGGAGATAAAAAACTTGATATTATTCATCTGTATGGAACGGACGGCATTGGCGGTGTAGCGAAGTACGCATATGTAGGAACTGCAACAGCCACACCTAACGATGTAGGTGGAAACGATGAAATCCTTGAAATGACGGTAACAGTTATTCCAAGTACAGCATCAGAGCTTGTTACAGATAAGCTGAAAGTCGTTGATAATAACGATGGAACATTCACCGTAACAGTGGTGGGGTAAAAAGCCTATCGGACGAGCAATCGACCGCACCGGTAGGCGAGGATGAACGGTCGATCGCAGAACTTGAAGCAATGAGATAAGCAACAATGGGGCGGTGGCAACACTGCCCCTTGCCAATATATGGCAGAAAGGCAAGGTAAAACATGAAAGTTAAATTAGGTGGAAAAGAATATACAATTCAGTTTGCAACAAGACCATCATTAAAATCACATATCTTACAGGATATTATGAAGACACAGGACATGGAAGATATTTCTTCTATGGAAGATATTCTTCTTGAAACACTTCCTAAGGCGCTTCTTGTGGGATTGCAGATGCATCACAATGACGAATTTGGATATGATTACAAAACGAACAACGGATACGATGAGCAGCTTGAGAAGGTGTCCGACATTCTCTATGATGCGATTGACACAAACGAGGTTAACTGCATGGATTTATTCGCTAATATGCAGGAGGAAATGATGACAAACGGTTTTTTAGCGCAGATGATGGAGTCGTTGGAGAGAGCACAGGCACAGGAGAAGAAAAAGACCCCATCCAAAGCGAAAGCCAAGAACTAACATGGGAATATTACGTTGCGGAAATCCGTCCGTTTTACCTCATGGTAACGAAAGGCTACGGATTTTCCGTTGATGATATAGATATGATGAATCCAGAGTTACTTAAGCCTTATGTGGATGCATATAAGACAGAATGGAAGCAACGCGACATGGAAATGTATATGTGGTTCGGCAGATATGCAACGTCAGCACTTGTGACCGCAATAGACGCGACATTCGGCAATGGTAATAGTAAGTACGTGAAAGAAACTTGCTATGATTCCATCGAAAAGCATAATACGGACGATCCCGATGCAGAGATACGAGAAATGCTTAAAGCGGAAGAAGCATGGGCGGCTGAATCAAGGAAATCACATTTACCAAAGCCAAAGATAGTTTAAGAAAAGAGGTATTGCTATGGCAGTAATTATCGGAAGTGCGCGGCACGATGAACACGGCAACTGTTATTCTGGTGGAAAAGCCGGAGACCAGACCGGACAGGAAGTTTCTATACAGAAGTTTTATAACCATTCTAAAGGATGGTACGTGCTAAGGGCGAAGGATGATAAAGTTGCGGAGAAGTTGGCCGAAGCTATGCAGATTGCATCTGACAACAAAAATATTGGCTATGACCAATCGGAACGCTACGGAGTCATTAAACATGGCATTAACACAAATGTCAAGACGGAATGTGATTGTTCTTCTCTTGTACGTGCTTGTATTATCTATGCATCCGGTAAGGATGTAGGGGATTTTAATACATCTAATGAACGACCGGTAATTTTGAAATCCGGTTTGTTTGATGATATGGGTTCTTATCATGCCGGGTTTATTCTTCGCAACGGAGATATTCTTGTGACGCGCATAAAAGGTCACACAGTTATTGTTGTAAAAGGCGCAAGAAAATGCAAAACCAAGTATTATCCGAAGTATACCGGAAATTCCGGTTCAATCGTTGAAGCATTAAAAGCGGTTGGGGAAGATGATGTGTCGAAAGAACATCGTGCGGAAATCGCAAAAAAGAACGGATTTTCCAATTTTAAGTTTACATCAGAGGAAAATTCAAAAATGCTTTCTCTTCTGAAAAAGGGAAAACTGAAAAAGTAATTCAAGGGCGGTAGGGGTCAAATCCTACCGCCTTTTTCTAAAACTAAATAAAGGAGGTGTAACTGTTGGAATTAGAAACCTTAGAGGTCAAGATTCAAGCGCAGGCAAGACAGGCTAATGGTCAGATCGACGCACTGATAACAAGGTTAGGAAAACTATCTTCATCCTTGCAAAGCATAGATTCTAGCGGAATTAACCGGTTATCAACCGGAGTAAACCGATTGTCAAACTCAATGAGTGCCATGCGCAGTGTTGATTCAAGGTCATTCTCGACTCTTGCAAGAAACATCAAAACGCTTAGCAACATTGACACAGGAAAGATAAATGCAGCAGCCGGAGCAATGCGACAGATTTCAAAGTCGGTAAGCTCGTTTTCCGGTATGTCAAAATCGGTGCAAGGGTTATCGGAATTAGCCGGAGGAATCAAACAGCTTGGCTATACAAGCTCAACAAAGGCTATCGAGAATATCCCGAAACTTGCCACGGCAATGCGACAGCTTATGTCCGAACTGTCGAAAGCCCCTAGCGTAAGCCGGAATATTATTGACATGACAAATGCATTGGCAAAATTATCACGTACCGGTGGAGCGGCAGGAACAGCGGCAAAAAGCATCACAAGCTCATTTAGCGGATTTAGTTCAAGTGCATCCGTTGTAGCAAAGAAGTCGTTTTCCCTTGCGTCTGCAATCGGAAAAGTGTATGCAACGTATTGGGCTTTATTTCGCGGATTTAGGCTACTTGGAGACGCCATTGACATATCATCCTCACTGACAGAGGTTGAGAACGTTGTAAGGCAGACATTCGGGCAGTATGAAAGTCTAATTAACAATTTTGCAAAAACATCCATTGAAAAATTTGGTATGTCTGAATTGTCTGCAAAACAGTTTGCAAGCCGTTTCCAAGCCATGGGAACTGCCCTTGATATTCCACAGGGGAAAATGGCAAATATGTCTATCCGGTTGACAGAATTAGCCGGAGATATGGCTTCATTCTATGATGTGAGTCAAGAAGATATTGCCAAGAGTCTGCAATCTGTATTTTCCGGTACTACGGCACCTATGCGGCGTTATGGTATCGACTTGACACAGGCAACATTAAAGGAATGGGCATTAAAGCAAGGACTTGATGCGAACATTTCCTCAATGACGCAGGCTCAAAAAGCCATGTTGCGTTATCAGTATGTGCTTGCGCATACAACCAATATTACCGGAGACTTTGCCAGAACAGCCGATAAACGAAACTTTTGTTTCATGTGTCGCGCGGCATAGCAATATGTCGATGAAAAATCGGGTAAAATCGGTGAAGGCTAAGTTGACTTAGCACGAACATTTTTGTATAATATGTTTGAGGTGATTTAATGCGAACATATTATATCTACAAAGCAACAAATAAAATAAACGGAAAATCTTATGTCGGTCAAACTTGTGATTTTCATAGCAGAGTGTGGCAACATCAAAGGTGCTACGAAAAAGAAGATTGCGACTTTCATAGAGCAATTAAAGAATTCGGGTTTGACAACTTCTCATGGGAAATCATCGAAACGTGTGAAAGCGAAGATGGAGCCTGTGAGTTGGAAAAGTATTACATTGAAAAATTTAACACCTATCGAGATGGCTATAATATGACCAAAGGTGGGAAAGGCGCGCCGTATCATAACGCCAGGGCAGTTGTTTTGCTGACGCTTGACGGACGGTACATTAAGCGTTATGATAGTGCAATGGATGCAGAAATTGACGGATTTAATAATACGGATGTTCTGCTTAATTGTAAAGGAAAAAGGCGGCAGACAAAGGGCTATATGTTCATGTTTGAGGATGAGTATGAATCAAACGGAGCGAAAACCTATAGAAAGCCGGAACCTAACGGAATGAGAAGCATTATTCAATGTGATATGGAAGGAAATTTTATACAGAAATTTAAAAGTTTGCAGGAGGCGGCTAGGATTACCGGAGCAAATAGAACAACTATTTCCGGTGTGCTTTCAAATACCTATAAGTCGGCAAATGGATATATTTTTGTATACGAAGAAGATTTTCCAATAAAAGATTTGAGCATCTATAAAAAGCGCAAAAAAGGAAGAAAAATTGCGCAAGTGGATGCGAAAACCAGAGAGATTATAAGAGTGTTCGATAGAATATCCGAAGCAGGGGAATCTCTTGGAGTTAATTACAAAGCAATACATAATGTAATTGACCAAGAGGGGCGAACTGCTTATGGCTATAAGTGGATAAGTCAATAAGCTAATACCGAGATAAGGCTATAAAATAAAAGTTATAGCACATTGTAGAGCGTAGGGATTGAACCTATGCTCTTTTCTTATGGAAAGAGTGTAGAATATAATATCCCCAAGAGTATCCGACAGCCACAATGCTGTGGTTGAAAATGTACGCCGAACTTATGGGAAACCATAAGAAGTAGAGGATAAAAAGCCTTTACGATAACATATTGACATGGCATAACCAGATAACCATGCTTAGAGAGAACTTCAAAGCACTTGGAGCGGTAGTTGGTGGTGGTTTAATCAATGCATTTAAGCCATTTATCAAGGTGCTTAATGCAGTTTTGCAGAAGGTGATTTCTTTTGCGGAAATGGTAACAAATGCTTTAGGTTCTATCTTTGGATGGAGATATGAAGCAAGCAAAGGAGCAGGAATCAGCGGTCTTGCTGATGATATTGGAAGCGCGTCTGACGGCATGGACGATTTAAGTAATGCCGCAGGAAGCGCAGGGAAAAACACAGGAGGTATCGCAAAAAATGCCAAGAAAGCAAAAAAGGAAATCCAACAGGCAACGCGTGCATTTGATGAATTAAAGGTTATTTCAAAGCAGAGTAAAGATAACACTTCCGGTTCTGGAAGTGGTGGAAGTGGAAGTGGTGGCGGTTCTGGTTCCGGTGGTTCTGGTGGTGGGGATACCGGAAAACTAGTTCAGACCGACACGATTTTTAAGAAATTCAAAAGCGACATCAAAGACTTTGAAGGACTTGGAAAAGCAATATCCGGTTCCCTTATCAATGCGATGAAAGGTATCGAGTGGGATGAAGTATACGCCAAAGCATCCGGCTTCGGTAGTGGACTTGCAAAATTCCTTAATGGACTATTTGAGGGGCAGAAAGGTACAACGCTTTTCGGAGAAACCGGAAAACTGATTGCAAATTCATTAAACACGGTGCTTCATGGTTTAGATTCGTTTGGCACAACGTTTAATTGGAAACAATTTGGAAATTCAATCGCAGACGGAATAAACAAGTTTTTCCAAAACTTTGACTTTGCATTATTGGCTCAAACACTTAATTCGTGGGCGCAAGGCGCGTTTGATGCAGTTACGACAGCATTAAGTAAAATTTCTTGGAAGGACGTATGGAAAGGTGTCAAGGAGTTTTTAAGCAACCTAGACGTAAAGACGGTTGCGATTATCATCGGTGCGCTGACAATCAAAAAAATTCTTGGATTGCATCTTGCAAAAACCGCACTTGATATAATCGGAACTTCCATTTCAAAAGCAATAGCGTCTTCTATTGCATCTAAATTAGGTGTTGGAATTGCGGCAAACCAAGGAATTGGCGCAGCTTTGTCTACCGCATTATCCGGAAAAATAACGACGGCATTTGCGACGGTTGGAACAACCATTTCGGCAGGATTTAAGGCTTTGTTTGGAAGTAAAGCGGCAGAAGGTGCGCTTGCATTTATAAGCCCTGTTGCAAAAGCAATAACCGGAATAGGCTCCGTTGCGATTGGCGCATTTACTGCAATATCAAACTTTGTGACCATGTTAAAGAACGGATTCAGTTGGCTTAATGAAGCACTTATGCTTGTCGGAGTTACGATTACGGCAGTCGGAGCGGTTATTTTAGGGGTAGCGGCAGCACCTGCAGCGATTACCGCAGGAATAGTAGCCGGTGTTGCAACGGCGGCTGTAGTAGTCAAGGATCATTGGAAAGAAATAAAAGGAATTTTCTCAAAAGCAGGAGATTGGTTTAATACTAATGTGATTAAGCCAATAAGCGGTTTTTTTAAGGGATTATGGGAATCTGTTTCCGGTTTTTTCTCTTCTTTATGGAAAGATATATCCGGTGTATGGAAAACAGTTTCTGGATGGTTCAATACTAATGTTATAACTCCTATTGTTTCATTTTTCCAAGGATTTTCGAAAAGAGTTGGTCAAATCTTTGAAGGATTGTGGATCATTGTCAAGGCTGTATGGATTGTTGTTTCTGATTGGTTTAAATCAAAGGTAATAGAGCCAATAAAGAAGAATTTTGAATTATTGAAATCGGCAGTATCAACCGCATTCAAGGTTCTATGGACAACTGTGAAATCGGTATGGACGGTGGTTTCCGGTTGGTTTAAGGAGCATGTTACAACACCTATCAAGAATGCTTTTAGCTCAGCAAAAGAATCTATTCAGAAAGCTTTTAGCGCGGCAAAGACAGCGGTAACCGGTGTGTGGAATAGTGTTTCTAGTTGGTTTAAAGAACATGTAACCACCCCGATAAAAAATGCTTTCTCGAAGATGAAAGAAAGTGTAACTGAAATATTCAGCAAATTATGGAATAGCGTGAAAAGTGGTGTTGCCGGGGCAATGAACACCGTCATTTCAAGAATTGAAACAGCAATAAATTCATTGATCGGTGGAGTGAATACCGTTTTGAGAGGGTTCAACAGTGTTGTTTCTGCGGCGGCTAAAGTAGCAAAGGTAAAGTGGAGCGGAGTCGATCTTGTGCCGAAAGTGAGCCTACCTAAAGTAAAGGCTTATGCAACGGGCGGTTTTATGGATAAATATAGCATAGCAACAGTCGGAGAAAATGGGCTTCCGGAACTTATGGGAACGGTCGGAGGTAAGCCGGCGGTCGCAGGAAGCCAAGAAATTACTGGAATCAAAGATGCTATCAATTCAACATCTGCGCAAGAGGTTTCCTTATTGCGACAGCAAAATCAGTTATTGCAAGCTATTTTACAGAAAAATTTCGGAATTACTACAAGCGACATAGGAAAAGCTGCAAGGGATTATGGTAGAGAACATTACAATCGAACCGGAGACAATGTATATGTTTTTTAGTGACTTCTATAATAGAACGTGATATAATTCTAAATAAATCATATCACAAGAAAGGAGTCATTATGAGAAGCACAAAAAAATTATTAGTAGCGATGGGGTTGGCATTTGCCGTTTTGATTTCGGCTATGCCAATCCAAAATGCAGATGGGAAACAGATTGTTGCACAGGCGGCAACTATCAAATTAAGCAGAAAGACTCTTAATTTAAAAATTGGAGAATCCGCAACATTAAAGATAAGCGGAATAAGGAAAACTGCTAAATGGAGTAGTGGCAATAAATATGTTGCTTCTGTAAACAAGTCTGGAAAGGTTCTGGCGGTTGGAGAAGGAACAACGTACGTAAAAGCAAAAATTTCAAAGAAAACGCTTTCTTGCAAAGTTACCGTCACTTCTTCCTTTAATGCGAACAAGGTAAAGAAAAACATCTCAATTGAATACCAAGATAGTGGTCATGGAGTTGTTGCTATCTTGAAAAACAACAACAAGGTAAATGTTGATCTGGACGCAAAACTTGTATACTACAAAAACGGTAAAATGCTGGATAGCAAAAGTGATTGTAACAGAGCTTTTGAATCCGGTAAGGAATGTGTTCTTTATTTTGACGCACCGAGCGATTCTGATTATAACGATGTTTCTTATGATAACTATAAAATGTCGTTGAGTGTTGATGAAGCAACAAATGCTGTTTGTGATGTTCGCAATATAATGGTTCAATCGGACATTGGAGCAGATAATGTTACGGTTGAAGCTACAAACGATTCCGGAAAAGATTTTTCATTTGTGAAAATTTCTTGCGTAATGTATGATGCATCTGGCAACTTGATTAAATATGATTATCATTATGCAGAATGTGAAAAGAATGGAGACACCGATTATTTCTCGTTTAGTTTTCCGTACGATTCAAATTACGATACGATCTATCCGAGCAGTTATAAGATATATGTTGATGAAGCATATACATATACTTGGTTACAATAAAAATTGAAAGATAAATGATACTTAAGCCGTGGAAACACGGCTTATTTTAATTCCAAAATCGGATTGACACAAAATCAAAAATAGTCTATCCTTATTACTAAGGAAACAAACTTATCCGTGAAGATGCGGATTACTTACTCGAACGCCATACTGTACGAAAGAGGAAACCAATGTGATTTCACAAGAGGTTTCCTCTTTTTTATTCAGATAAAAATGTATGGAGGTAGACACGAATGAAAAAATCACAACTTATGCTTAAGATTCAAAATGGCATTGAGGTATTTGAGAATCCAATATTCGGACAGATCAGAATGGTCATGGTCGATGATGAACCATGGTTTGTTGGAAAGGATATATGCGAAGTATTTGGAGATACGAATTACAGAAGAAGCCTTTCAAATATTGATGATTCTGATAAGGGTGTGTCACAAATTGATACTCCCGGTGGAAAACAAAGAATGACGGTTGTTAATGAAAGCGGTTTGTATTCCTTGCTCTTTCAGATGCAACCACAGAAAGCAAAGGGTGTGTCACAAAACGACTCCCTTATAAACGAAAGAAAAGAAAAACTTCATAAGTTCAAACGTTGGGTAACATCCGAGGTACTCCCTACAATACGTAAAACAGGTGGGTATGTAAATAATGATGAATTATTTATTTCCACTTACCTGCCATATGCAGATGAAAACACTAAGCTGATATTTTCACAGACATTAAAAACTGTTAGAGAGCAGAATGAAACCATTAAAAGACAGCAGAAAGAAATCATCCATAAGGAAGATGTTATTATCGGACTTGTTGATGATATTGACTTGGCGACCAAGAGACAGCGGATAACGCAGATTGTCCGTTTTGGTGCCGATGGAAAGTATCAAGAACGCTATTCATTGCTTTATGGAGAATTTGAAAGGAAATATCACTGCAACCTTAAATCAAGGATGGAAGGGTGCACACTCAAACCGAAAGTAAGAAACAAGATGGATTATATCGACAGGGAAATGGGAATGATTCCGCAGTTGTACGAAATCGCTTGCAAACTTTTTGAAAACGATGTAGAAAAGCTGAAATCTGAATGGGAATCAGTAGTAGCTTAAAATTTAATCAAATGGATAGCATCTACCAAACGGTAGGTGCTATTTTTATACCCATTTTTAGGAGGTAAACGATGGGATATGGTGGATATTTAGTAAAGTTTGGCAATTATACCATACCGAACAGTTTAATAAAGCAGGACACGTTTAGTTCCTATGTGAACATGCAGGACAAAGACCCATGGACGGATGAAAACGGATATGAGCATCGTGATGCCGTGGAACTGAAAGCTTTAAAGGTCGAGTTTGAAACCAAAGCCATGCTGACTGAAAAGCAGTTTGATGATTTTTGGAAGAACATAGAAAAGAACTATACCAAGGCAAAGGAGCGCGGTGGATATATCACGGCATACGTGCCGGAGAAACGCGGATATGTGACACAGTACGGATATATTGCTGACATTCAGCCTACGTTCTATTCTGTGGCACATGGGAAGATAAAATATGACCCAATCAAATTTTCGTTTGTAGGTGGTGTGTATGATAAATAGTAGTTTGAAAGAAAAGTATTGGGATTCCTCGACAGATAAGCAGATGGTCATATCTGTTGTTGGAACGAATCAGAAGATAGACAATTCGATGCTTGAAATCGGTACGTTTGCGCTCGAAGAAAGTCTTTGCTCAGAGTCTGAATTAAAGTTTGGAGCGTGCGAAGCAAATTGCGTAAAATTCACGGCACGAAACACCGCAGGAAACATTATTGGAAAGACAATCTCTATCGAAGAAACGATTGACGGAGATAGCAAAAATCCGATGCCATACGGAGTTTTTAAGGTTGCATCCGATGTTCCTACGGCTGACCGTACAAAACGGCAGATTACGGCATATGACGCGATGTACGACATTATCAATACGGATGTAAAATCTTGGTATGCAGGACTTAGCTTTCCAATGACACTTAAGCAGTTCCGTAATAGTTTTTTTGCGTATCTTGGAATTGCGCAAGTAGAAACAAGCCTTGCCAATGATTCTATGACGGTCAATAAGACGATTGTAGCCACACAGACGGACGATTCAAGCGCGGTCACAGAAGAGTCTGCTATCAGTGGAAAAACCGTTGTAACGGCAATCTGTGAGATTAACGGATGCTTTGGAAATATCAACCGAGAGGGCAAGTTTGAGTATATCTTTCTGAAAGCAATCACAAGCGCACTTTATCCGGCAGAGGATTTGTTTCCGTCTGACAATTTATTCCCGTCCGATGCAAATACAGAATCCATGACCGGACACTACATCGCGTTTGATTATGAGGACTTTCAAAGCAAGGCAATTACACAGCTAGAAATCAAGACAAGTGAAGATAATGCCGGTGCTATTGTTGGAACTGCCGGAAACAACTATTCGATTACAGGAAACTTTCTTGTATCAGACAAGACCGGAGCGGAGCTGGAACAGATTGCAAATAACCTATTGCCGATTATGAAACAGGCGGCATACACACCGATTAAAAGTTGCACCTGTGTCGGAAATCCATGTCTGACACTTGGCGAACCAATCCGGTTCAACACCACAAGAGAAATCGTTGAAACGTATCTATTGCAGCGCACCCTAACCGGAGTGCAAAGCAAGAGAGATTCGATTTCCGCACAGGGTACGCAGACACACTCTGCAAAGGTTAATTCTATCAGAGATAAAATTGAAAGCGTACAGAGACGGACAAGCAAGTTAGAGAGAAATGCCGATCATCTGTTATCAGAGTATGAGGACTTAGAAAAAAATACATCTTCCAAATTTGATCAGACCGCAGACGCAATTACGGCAGAAGTCACGCGAGCACAAAAAGCGGAAGGGCAATTAGACGCATCATTGGAATTGAAGTTAGGCAGAGACGAGAACGACCAGGTTATTTCGATGATCAATGCAAGTGCTGATCAGATTATGCTTCGTGGAAACAGGCTCATAATTGAAAGTAATAACTTCCAGCTTGATGGGGATGGACGAGTGTCAATTATTGATTCGTTGAATTTTATTGCAACCTCGATTGGTGATGACATTGTAATTATTGGACTCGATGCAAGAGGAAGGCCAATGCTGCAAAACATACGCATTGACCTAAACTCTGTAACAGATCAAGATGGAGTAGCCATAGGAGATCATGCGAGTACGGCAGATCATGCGACAACCGCAGATTCTGCAACAACCGCAGAAAGTGCAAGACAGTGCATAATGGCATCAACTGCGCATTATTTGCAAGGTATTGGACTATCCGATTATGTACGAATTTCAGACAACGGAAATTTAATTCCAAGCTCTAGTTCTGTGTACTGTGGAACTAACCCCAATCCATTTGCCGGAGGGTATTCTTCCGGCGGTTGGAAAACAACGTCTGATGGCAGGAAGAAAAAAGATTTCCGAAAACTGTTAGAGGATGATCGGTTTGAGAGATTTTTTGAGTTGCTGCAACCGATGGAATATCGGCTCATAGAAAATGACGAGAAAATGCACATAGGATTTGTTGCACAGGATGTTGAACAGGCAATGACGGATTGTGATATATCTGAAAATGAGTTTTACGGACTGGAACATGCGGTATTCTCCGAAAAAGATTTTGAATCTAATGAGGAATGGGAAAAATTCTTAGAGCAGAATGGTGGCGCAAATGATATGTATACATTGTGCTACCAAGAGTTTATTGCGCTTAACACTGCCATGATACAGAAACTGCAGAACAGGTGTAACGATTTTGAACGCAGACTATCCGCATTAGAAAGGAAGTGATTAGATGGCATATCAGAAAATCTATAGCCGCGAATATTGGGAGAACCTTCCAAGCGAAAAGACCGCAATTAATCGAAATAGGCTGAACAACATAGAGGGCGGCATTGATGCAATCGACGATCGTGTGTGCGCACTTGACACCACGAAAGTTGACTTGACCAAAGCTAACGAGCTTGTAGAGGAAATCCTTTGGAATGAATCCAACGGTACGCTTACGGTCGTTAAGATGAACGGTTCCAAGGCGGTCATTGATACTAAATTGGAAAAGTTGGCAGTCAACTTCACATACAATCCGCAAACACAACAATTAGTAATCACGCTTGACGATGGCACAACGCAGAATGTGGACTTATCATCTCTGATTACAGAGTATGAATTTCTCGATTCTGATACGATTGCATTCGAGATTACGGGTGGCAAGGTTAAGGCTATCGTTAAGAATGGTTCGATTACCGAGGATAAGTTGCAACCGAACTTTTTAGCGGATATTAAGGTGGAATCTGCCAAGGCTACAGCGTCTGCCAAAAGCGCAAAAGAGTCCGAAGCCAACGCGGCAAAATCTGCCACAGATGCAAAGGACAGCGCGGACAGGGTGCAGGGAATCGAAAGCGAGATTAACAAGAAACTTTCAATGGCAGAGTTTGATGTGAATGAAGATGGTGAGTTGATTTACACGGACAATTCGGCATATAACTTTGTCGTTGACAATGACGGAAATCTAAATTGGGAGGTGGCTTAGAATGGCTATAGCAGGAAGAGTGGCGATTGTGCCAAAAGGAGATTGGAGTGCAAATGCTACATATAAGAGATTGGATGCAGTAACTTATAATAACACATTGTATTTTGCAAAAAAGAATGTTCCGGCAGGAACAGTAACAAGCAATACAGAATATTGGTCTAGGTCGATTGTGGGTAGTGCAGTCACAGTAGATGACACCATATCCTCGGAATCCACTAACCCTGTACAAAATAAAGTTATAAAGGCGTATGTGGACGAGAAAGCTAGTGAAAGTGTTGATCTTTCTGTATCGGCAAGTAAGTCGCTTAATGATACTGTGGAAGCTCCATTAGTGCTGAACAAAACCACTAAGAACTTGCTGAATCCTACTGCACAATCAATAACACAAGGCGGAATAACTTGTACTAATAACGGTGATGGCACTTATACTTTAAATGGCACGGCTACAAGTGAAGTAATATGCGCATTTTTACGAGACGAAGAAGGAAAATCGTTGTATAAAAATATTGTTGGCAAAACTCTTAAATTTTTAAATGGAGGGTCTATCAAGCCTCCTGTTGGAAGATTTTTGTTCACTCTTCGAGATGGCAACAAATGGTGGCATAAGGGTGAACATTACGACAACAGTATTTTTACAGTTTCAGAAGGTTATTCGCAAGTAACTATTGATCTGCACATTTATAAAAATCAAACACTTACAAATGTAATTGTCAAGCCAATGCTCACCACGGATCTCGAAGCTACGGTCGAAGATTTCGTGCCATATTCCGGGTATGATATTAGGAGCTGTGGAAAGAACGTAGTTGGTAATCCAAGCAACTTTAATTCTCCAACTGTCAAAGATGGAGTTATTACATTCCCAGCTAAAAGCGCTGCAACTGGCGATGCTTATTTAAGGTTATATTCTGACGTTGATATTTCTGCTTTTGGCACATTTAGAGCTGTTGTTGAAAGCATTGGTGAAACTATTAATGATCCTAATAAAAGTTATGTTATGATTAAAACGAAAGGCAAAAAACAGTTTTCAACAGTATCTGCTACAAGTTTTGAATCAAGTGCAAATAAGTATGTATCAAACGTATTTAATTGTTCAGATTTTGGAAATAAAATTACAGAAATTACGGTTGTAATTAGGAAAGGTTATGCTTACCTTGGAGGATCTTATAAAATTTCAATATTTAATGGTGAAGATAAAGAATTTTCAAATTGGGTTAAATATGTTGAGTCATCAGTCCATATTGACCCATCGACAGAATTTCCTTTACTTGGTCTTAAGTCATTTGACGGTGAAACAAATATCATCAGTCCAGCCAATACCGAAGTGTTATATGCTAAAAGTGAAATCGGAGCGGCGCTTCTAGGCACGTCAGAAAATAAGCTCGATAAAGACGATATTGTAAACAACCAAACTACTACAGAGGAAGGCTTCGTACTTGATGCAAGGCAGGCTAATCCAAACATAAAAGGAAGTCTTGGAGCCCAGATCAAAGCGATAAATGATATGCTCAATACCAAGAAAATTCCATCATTTGCTATTGAAAACATATTTACTGGGAATCCATTTTGCGTTGTTATTGGTACCACTGATTTGGCATCTTTCAGTGGTACCAAATGGGAACCAGACAATGGCGGCTATCATGTTGAGAATATAAAGTATCCAGCTGGTGGACAAGTTAACGTGACAGTTGATTTTACATTAACGGCTCATAGTATTGTTATCATCGATGTAAATACGCTTAACGGAGAAAAGATTGACGTACAAGGTTCATGTATAAGCTACAACTTCACAGATAGCCCAAAAAACGATAATATATCAATTCAATTTGCTGGACGTAACTCAAACACTACATTATCGACAATTAGATATATGCCACTGGTTATTCATTTAGCTTAAAGAAAGGAAGGTAACAAAAATGGATAAAATAATTTTAACAAATAAAACAGAATTTGAGATTGCTGAAGGAGCGAGTCTCGGCAATATTCAGATTCAGTCGAAAGACTTTGATGGAATTAAAACAATCACAGATGCTTTCACAGATGGCAACCTTGCAGAAGTAACCTTTAAACACAATGGCGAAATATCCGGCAAGTACACCGATCTGAAATCCGATGGGTTTACATATATGCCGAACGTGGGCGAGGATGGCGCAGAAGATGGTACATACACCGTAACGGTAAGACTTAGAACAAAGACGGAAATGGAAAAGGCAATTGATGAACTTAAGGCAGGACATGAAGCAAACGCAGAAGCAATACAAGAACTTGCAAACATTGCCGCAGAAAGTGAGGTGTAGGATATGGTTAAATTCTATGTAAGACGTATTCTGGTAGATAAGAAAATGACAATTGATGAAGTGCCAATGCGTTGGCGCGCAAAAGTGCAAGAAGAGATTGAGAAACAGCTCTCCGCTTCTCTGCAATGACATTTCCTGTCGAAACTTGCGACCGAAAAATGTTGAAATCATGCATATTGCAGTGATACTATGGACTTGTCCGAAAGGACGCTTCAAGTTCTGGCATGGGTGGGGTTTGGCATGGCTCCGCCCATAATTGGGGATTGACTATGCCGAACACACGTTCTATAATATCTGTATCGCTACATAGGGCACATGATTGGGGGGGGTTGAAGTTGGGAAAAGATTACTACAAAAATGAAATCATTAAACTTATTGAAAAAATAGAAAATGCAGGTACTTTGGAGTACCTGCACTCTTTCATAAAACTTTTTTTGGAGAAGTGGGGATAACTCACTTCTCTTCACTTTTTGATAACATAACATTTATCATGTCTAATATTGTTTCTTTGTCTCTTTGCTCTAGTAAAGAGAATTTCCAAAGCAAATCAACATCTTCTTTAGCTATTGCCGAGTTATCTTTCCTTGTTTTCGGTACATCAAGTCCCATAAGCCAAGCTTCCGAAACGTCCAAAGCCATTCCCAACACAACTAGCTTTTCTTGACTAGGCTCATTTTTCCCAGACACATATTGACTAATATCTGATTTATTCATTTTAACACCATATTTTTTACAATATGGAAGAGATAAGTCTATAATATCGACTTGTTTCAACTTTCTTTCTTTCATTAGCTGTTTAAGCCTAGTAGCTGTGTTTTCTCTCATTTTTAATTTCCTCCTTTCTGTAAACAATATAACACGGTTTGAACAAAAGTTCAACATAAAAAACTTAAAAAGTAAAATTTATTGAACTTTTTATTGACAAAACACATCATGTAGTGCTATTATACAATCAGTTCAAAACATTGAACTAAATATTACGAAAGGAGTTGGGAGATATGGCTTTTAATTATAGCAAATTGAGAGGGCGTATTATTGAAAAATATGGTAGCCAATCTGACTTTGCCAAGGCTTTCGGTTGTTCTGACAGGACTTTATCTCTTAAGATGAATGGCAAAAGACCTTGGAAGCAGACAGAAATATTGTCTGCCATTAAGTTACTCGAATTATCCGAGGAAGATATACAGGACTATTTTTTTACCTTGGAAGTTCAAAGTGTTTAACTTTTTGAAAGGAGCAAATATGGAACACAAACCACAAAAAATTGAAATCAAGCCGAGAAGAGAGGGAGAGCCGCCGTCAAGCATTCATCTTTTTGTAGATGGACATGAAATCAAAGGAATTAGAAAACTTGATTTTTCTGTAGAACCAAACGGTCTTCCACATTTGGTGCTTGATTTACAGGCATTTAATTTGACTGTTGATGCCGTTTGCTTGATATATCAGGAAAAAATCGGGGCAATTAATCTACAGATTGCAGACGAAGAAATTCCCCGAACGTGAGATTTTGAGTCCGGGGAATAATGGTTACATCTTTTCGCCAACAAAAATATTGTTTGACGAAAGGACGGAGCAACTTGATTGACTACAAATATTGCCGTCACGCTTGTATTTGCAATCGTAAGTACCACAGTATTCTTCTGATGATTCAGTAGTTTTGCTTTCTATAACATTGACCTTAACTTGATAATCAGAACGCTGTTGCTCACAATAACCATTTATGATTCTTTGTTTCAAAAGATTTTCACCTCCCTTATTTGATGATAAGGGAATTATACCACAGAAAGGAGTGTGAAAATATGGATAATTTGGTACACATTGGAAATGCAGATATTTCCATCAAAGAGTACAAAGGCAAGAGAGTGGTCACATTTAAGGACATTGACATGGCTCACGAAAGACCAGACGGAACAGCGAGAAAGAGATTTTCGGACAACAGAAAGCATTTTGTTGAGGGCGAAGATTATTTCGTTTTGAAACCGTCAGACCTTGAAAATTCTGGGATGTCCGAATTTCGGACATCTGGAATAACAGAGGTAAATCCAAGAGGAACGGCATTCATTACCGAACAGGGCTATCTGATGTTGGTCAAGTCATTCACGGATGATTTGGCATGGGAAGTGCAAAGAAAATTAGTTTCTTCCTATTTTAATGTACATCAAAGTGTCAACGATCAGTTATCTCCGGAATTGCAAGCATTGCAAGGACTTCTTAATCAAATGGTTCAAAAAGAACTTGCTGACAAGGAAAGAGACAGACAGATTGCCAAGGCACAGAACACAGCACAGAAAGCCATTGAGACAACTGAACATATCAAAGAAGCGGTGAAACCGGTATTTGATAATTGGAGAAATGAAATCAATGCCAAGTTTAACCGGATTCAGAGAAATGCAGATTGTCAATTCAATGTATTGAGGACTGAAATGTATTCAGAACTTGAACGCCGTGCCGGATGCGACTTGAGCAGAAGAATCAGAAACAGACGTGAGCGCATGGCAGAAAGCGGATGCACGAAAACAGAAATCAGCGCATTGAACAAAATGGACATTATTGAGGATGATAAGAAATTGCGTGAAATCTTTTCGAAAATCGTAGCAGAGTACGAAATCAGATATTGCGCATGAAAGGAAGTGATTGAATGAGCGAAAAAGAAAAACGCGTTGTCGAAAAGCTTCGTGATGCCATTCCGAATATGACAGATTTTCAGAAAGGATATGTCCTTGGAATGGTAGAGAGTTCTGCTTCGAAACATAGTGAGCAGGGCGAGGAAAACGAAACACATAATGGAAAGGAGAATTAAAATGAGCAATTTTGAATTTCAGAAAGTTAATTCAAGGGTAATTCGTAGCGGTGACAACTATTTGGCAAAGGTTGACTCTGCGGAAAGTTTTTCAAGCATTTTCGTTGACGAGGAAACAACATATGGGATTTCCGTAAGAGATGCACAGATACAGACAGGAGATTCGGCTTACACACCTGCAATGGCTTTTACATATTCCATGGAAGATGGTTCTGTGCGTTTTATAGATGTTGTTGTATGTCCGTTACTCGGAACGTTTGTTTCTGACTGGTACTAAATTATAAAGTGGCAGAAAGGGGCATGAATGAAAAAAGTAATCCAATTCATTATAGGTGCGGTTGCAATGGAGTATTCCTTGGTTGCCGCTTGCTATATGGATAGTGAGGGAGCGGCCGGGAATATGGCGGCTATTAAATTTGTAGCCGGTGCAGTAATTGCGGCAATCATGTACTATTGGTCGGAAGTAGACCGAAAGAGAGCTGAACTTGACAAGCGAATTAAGAGAAAACGCAGAATGAGAGAGGATGCATGGTAGACGTTGTGTATATAAGTGGCACGAGATGTTCCACGAAAGAAAAGCGTATGCTTGCTGAACTTTTGGCAGGGAAACGAAAGAAACAAGACGATAAAGAGGACTTTGAAAAGGTTCTTGACAGAGAAATGGGAAGGAGAAGCAATGGAGAACAAAATAACACTGATCGGTGATGTTGTATCAGCACCAAGGGAAAGCCATAAATCAAGCGGTAAGATTTTTTATAAATTTTTCATCGGAGTTGAAAGAAGAAGCGGTGTTGCAGATATTCTTCCGGTACTGTTCGATGAAGAAATCAGCGATACAGGAATTAGCGGAACGGTATGCGTCAGTGGGAAGATAATTACCCGACACGTAAAAACAGGGTCTGGAGAAGCCATTCTTATGTATGTTATGGCTGATGCAATCACAAAGCCAGAGGATGATAGTCCTTTGAATGAAGTAAGCCTTGATGGGATTATCGAGGAAAAGCAACTTAGGGAAACACCGCTTGGTCGTAAAATCTGTGATGTGAAACTCAAAAACATAAGAGAAAATGGAAAAGAGGATTTGATTACTTGCATCGTATGGGGAAAGTGTGCGGAGTATACGGACTCACTTGCTTTAGGCGATAGGGTAAGCACATACGGAAGATTGCAGAGCCGGAGATATAAGAAAACGTGTAAAGATGGTCGCGTTGTGGAAAAAGTTACATATGAGTTATCAATAAAAGGAATCGTGGGGGTGTAATAATGCGAATGATTTTAAAATCGTTACGTATGGAGAATTTTAAAGGCATTAAGAGCCTTGATGTAAATTTTTCAAATAAGACAAGTATTAAAGGGCAGAATGCGGTAGGTAAGACTACAATTTTTGATGCGTTCACATGGTTGCTTTTTAATAAGAACAGTGCAGGCGATGAAAAATTCAACGTCAGACCATTGGATAAGGACGGACACCGCATTGATAACGTGGAAATCAAGGTTGTGGGAGTTATTGACGTTGATGGCAAAGAAGTAGAACTTTCCAAGGTTCAGAAACAGAATTGGGTTAAGAAGCGTGGAACCGACACCGTTACTTTGCAGGGCAATGTCAATTCATTTGAGATTGACGGTTATCCAAAGAGTGAAGCTGAATTTAAGGCTTATATTTCCGGTCTGGCGCAGAGTGAGGAAATGTTTAAGATGCTGACCAATCCGCAGTATTTTTCTTCTCTGAAATGGAAAGAACAGAGAGACATTCTGATGAAACTTGTTGCAGAGGTTTCAGATGTGGAACTTGCGCAGACAGATGCCAAATACGCACCTTTGCTTGACGAATTGGAGAAAGCACCGTCTACGGATGATATTCGCGCCAAGTTTTCCAAGGCTTTGAGCGAGTGGAAGAAGAAACAGGCTGAAATCCCGGTGCGTATTGATGAAGCCGAGAAATCCAAGGTTGATGTGGATGTGGCAGAGCAGGAGTTGTTAAAGGCTGACCTGGAGCGGAAGATTGAAGCGGTTGACGATCGTATGGAAAATGCAGGAACCGAGATTGGCAGACTCCGTGGAAAAGAAATGCAGTTGCAATTTGATATGTCCGGCATTACGCAGGTCATGAATGACGAACTTTCCGCAAAACGTAGAGGTCTTGACAGTGCCAAGGATGATGCAACACGAGAGTTCAATGACTTACATAATCAGATTCAGTCTGCGGAAAATCAGATCAAGGCAAATGAGAAGACAATTTCCGATACAGATGCAGAGCGGAAAAATCTTGGTGTTGAATACAATGCAGAATTTTCCAAGGCATTTGATGAAATGCCATATCTCTTTGACGAATCCAAGTGGAAATTTGATGAATCTACAACGGTTTGCTCCTTATGTGGTCAGAAGTTGCCGCAGGATAAGATTGAGTCTCTTAAGGCTGATTTTGAGCAGAAAAAGGCAGATGCCAAGGCACGTGCCACCAAGCAGTTAGAGGATGCACGCAAGGCATTTGATGATGTAAAAAACGGAAAGCTTAAAGGCTTGATCGCCAAGGGCAACACTTGCAAGGATGAAATTAAGCGATTAACAAAGGAAAACGCCAAGTTGCAGGAAGATATTGTGGCACTCAAAGAGCAGGAATCAAAGGCACTTGCAGAGCAGAATGAATATGCAAAGCAGTTATCTGAGATCCCGGCAGAAGCTGATTATTCGCAGAATGAAGAGTATGTGAAGCTGAAAACAGAGCATGACAAGATTCTTGCTGATATTGCAAAGCTTGAATCAGAGGGCGCAGATAAGGCGGTTGAGGACGCAAAATCAGATAAGGAAAAATTGAAGAGTCAGCTTGATGAAGTAAATAAGATTATCGCACAGGCGGCTAACAACGTTATGATTGATGATCGCATCGAAACGCTTAGAGACGAACAGAAAGAAATCGGGCAGAAAGTTGCAGACCAGGAACAGATGCTTTACCTCTTGGAAGAGTTTATTCGTTTCAAGCTGAATAGGGTTTCTGAATCCATTAATAGTCATTTTAAGACAGTAAACTTCAAGCTATTTGAAATGCAGTTAAATGGCGGTATGAAGGATTGCTGTGAGTGTACCGTAAATGGCGTTCCGTATTCGGCTTTAAACAGTGGTCATAGAATCGTAGCCGGACTTGATATTATCCGTTCTCTTAGCGAGTTATACGGTGTAAGCGTACCGATTTTCGTTGATAACGCGGAATCGCTGAATGAGTTCAATGTGCCGGATATGGATGCACAGTTAATCCTTTTGAGCGTTTCAGAGGACAAGCAGTTGAAAGTGGAGGGTGTGTAAATGAAAGAAGAATTATTGAAAATAGCATCGGAAAGTTTATCTTCGGATGAAGTAAGTGAAATTGTCAAAGAAAAATTTATGAATGCATTGGTGGGAGCAATCGAAGATGCTTTTCGTTGGGGAGATGCAAAGCATGCCATTGAGGAAAAGGTAAAAGAAGTCATGGTTCCATACATTGAGAGTTATGATTTTTCAGAGTATCTTCCCAAACTTGATTCTGTTTTAACAGAGATTGTTAATTCGGATTTCTGTATTGGAAATAAAAAGATTCTGGAGAATTTTAAAGACCTTATGGTGGAGCCGGAGCAGAAAGAAATCAAACTTACGGATTTGTTCAAGGCATGGATTAAACAATGCGAAAGGGATATTGACACAGAAGATTTAGACATTGATTACGATGATGGCGTTTCTTATCAATCCGTGGAATGTGAAATGCGGTTTGAGCTGGAAGATAAGCCATCATGGAGCAGTGTGCAAAGAGCAGTTATCACATTTGAAAATGAGCATGATGAAAAACTGAATGTTGAAATTCCTGTGTCAAAGCGGATATGGGGCAACGGAAAAGAAGAACCATATACACTTTCTTCCTATAAGGATTTGACGATTTCGTCACTTAGAAACTTGAGTGAATTTGAGGTGCTACTCTTGAGATTATCCAGAGCTGGAACGGCTATCGTTATTGATAAGGAATATGATGACAGTTATATTCAACCGGAAAAAGAACCGGAAGCGGATTTTCACTAAGAAAGCGGGGATATTGAATGTCGAGAATAGGAATCGGAAACAACATCACACAGCCGGATGCACGGTGTATGTCGTGCAAGCGTTGGAAGAGTGCAAGTAAAGGGTTCTGGGGAAGAGCCGGACATTGTTCTCTTCCGTATTGCGAGAAAGAGATTACCGAAGAAATGAAAATCCAGAATGAATGGTACAAAGAAGCGAAAAAACAGACTGTGGAAACACTTCCGGAATTTGTAAGACATTTAACAGAAGACTATTCGCATGATTATGGGACTATTTGCCACGCAGTTGCGGCAACAGGAATAGCAGCCATGCACGCGGTTGACAATTCTCCGGCGGGTGGAATTACCGGATTTCAAGCCGGATGCATTATGTGGCAGGTTATTAGAGAATGGAACTTTCAGAACAATAAGACAGGGTTGAAAATTCTTGATTATGACAATCTTCTTTATCCGCAGTATAAAGCTTCTTTTATATCTATAAGTAGTAAAATTTGGGAATCTGTAAAGAAAGAAGCTCAAAACAAAATTAACCAGAATAACGATAAAGTGGAAAAATGGAAGGTTGCTCATGATAAATGGGTTATTGATATGGAGAAGTTTAAAGTGGATGTCGTGGAATGGCAGAAACAGCATCCGGAATATCCAACATATGAGGACAATCCAAAATTCTATGAGCATCTTTGCTTTGGAACCGAGAAAGAATGGGATGAAGAAACCAAGAAACAGGAGAGCGGATTTATGTTTGCTCCAACGGAACCATGCAATCCAAGTGCTAATCCAAATGTTATTGCACATTGGAAATCTATTGTTAATGGAAATGTTCCATTTGGTTTGAAAATTGAGGAGGAATGATAAATGCAGTATATCAAAGCGAAATTTCCAAACAGCACAAGAAGCTACGTGTATCGCACCGAGGATTCTGCGAAAGCCGGTGACACGGTTGTAAATGACAAGGGTGCAAAGCTGACTGTTACGGATGAATCAGTTGATATGAAGTGGGTAGAAACCTACGGTGCTGATAAGATGGCGGTTGTGAAGAAATATGAAGAAAGTGAGGGATGTGCATGAAGCTGATTAGCAATGCAAAATTTGGAGAACCGGTGGAAAACGGAACGGTTTTCAGAACTCAAAGCCACGGAATCGACATTTGCATACATAAAATTTGCGGTTGCGGAGATGCGTGGTATCTTGATTGTTACGAATTGGGAATTGAAAAATTAAAGCTCAAAAGCGAAAATCTTTTCCGATGTACGGATGAAACAAAGGAAATTCTTAAGAAGAAATTAGAACTGTTAAATGAGCGGTTCAATAATTTTTATGAAGATAACGATGTTAAGATTTTAAGATATTAAGAAAGCGAGGAAAAGATATGATTAAATCAGATTTTGGGACAATAGAAGTAGACGGAAGAGAGCCGGTTATCATGGCTGAATTTGAAACTCTTTTAGTAGTATTAAGGAGAGTTCTCCGAGAGGAGAAATACAACCTTGTTTTGCAGAGAGCAAGCGAAGAGGAGCTGTCAAAGGATGGTAAAGAAATATCAAGAAACGACGAAGAAGAACGCATGGCAGAAGTTATCAAAGCTATTTTTAGTGAAATGGAGGATAAGTAATTATGGCAGAAAACAACAGTTTAGAGGTACAGAAAGTCAACACTGCGGTCAGCCAGTGGACTAATTCAATCACGAATCTTGTTACAAAAGATTTCGAGTTATGCGGTGTGCCGTATGATGATTATTCAAAGCAGTGCGCCATGTCAGCTATGACAAGCATTTATCATCTTGTTAAGGATAGCGATAAAATCAAGGATTTAAACGGACTTGATACATCGAATCTGCGAGAGGTTGTCGGTCAGTGCGCAAGCCTTAAACTCAATGCTAATGCAGTGCCGAGAGAGTGCTATTTCCAGCTTAGAACAAAGAAGTCCGGAGACAACTATGTGCAGGTTGTAGAAATGGGAATTGAGGGAGACGGCAACGATGCATTACTTCGTAACTATGGAGAAAATGTAGATACCGTATATCCTTGTTGGCTTGTTAAAGACGGTGACGAGTTTTCATATCCAAAGCATAAGGGTATCGAAATGACACCGCCGGAATGGGAAGAAATGGGACGATCACAGAAGGTTGTCCGTGTTGTTTATCCTCTGAAATTAAAGGACGGCACATTTCAGTATCTGATCGCAGAGAGAGACGGTGTAAAGGTTAATCTGTTTGCTCATGTGCGCAACAATCTGATGAATGAGACTTTCGGAATTTGTCAGAATCGTTACAAGGCATCAGCCGAGCAGTTGAGCAAAATCAAGGCTAAGAAAGAGGAGATTTTCGATGCTTTGAGAAAATGCGCAACCGTTGATGAAATGTTGGAATGTGAAGTTGCAAAGCCTTATATCAGCGCGGCATGGCTCGACACACCGGAATCTATGATTGTTCGCAAGATGCGTAACAATGCAATCAAGAAGTATCGCAAGGACTTTAACAGTATGGCAAAGCAGTCATTCAATCAGCTTGATGAAACCTATGTGCAGACGCAGGAAGAAATTGCGGAGAACGCCAATTCCGAACCGTTTGTCGTAACTGAATCCGAAGCAACCGAAAGTGCAGCAGTTGAGCCGGAGAAAGTAGCCGGAGAAGTCGTTGAGAATGACGAGAATGTACCGGACTTTATGAAAGATTAGGAGGTTGCCATGAGAGTTATATCACAGGACGGAGCACTTGATATTCCGTATGAGCAAGTAGTTATTCAGAGGTTTAATGGAGAAATCTATTTTTTGAACAAGAACCTTACAGGGATAGATGATCTTGTCAGTGACATTGTTATTGCTAAATACTCCACCGAAGAAAAAGCAAAGAAAGCCATGGAAGAATTGAGATATACCTATATGTGTCACAGCCTTGTAAAGATGGGGCAGACACCGCCAGATGGAATTGACGAAAATATTGACGAAAAACTCACTATGGGTTTGAGCGGAGTATTTCACTTTCCGGCAGAGGAAGAATTGGAGTAGGGTATGGATAATTTAACAAGATACACCGCAGACGATGAAGTACCGAATTGTGGACGATGTGAACACATCAATGATTCTAATGAATGGTGTATGCAAAATTGCGGCGGAGCAAATGGCTGGAGCGGCTATTTGAGATATGGAGAAAGCGAGGTGACAAAAGATTGAAACTTAGAGTTTTGGGTTCAAGCAGTTCCGGAAACTCATACGCCTTGATTTCAGACAGTGGCGAAATCCTTGCCATTGAAGCCGGATGCAAATTTCTTGATTTTAAGAAAATGATTGATTGGAAAATAGCAAATGTTTCCGGATGCATTGTGAGCCACGAACATGGAGACCATGCACGATACATAAAAGATTTCATGAAATCCGGCATTCCGGTTTATACGGCATTTGAAACACAGACCGCACTTGAAACCATTACAGGAGAGCGTACAATAGCCATTCCGCCACGCAGAGAGCGTCAAATCGGTAGTTTTACGGTAACACCATTCAATGTACCGCATGATACGGAAATCGAGTGCTACGGCTATTTAATCGAGCATGAGGAAATGGGTAAGCTGCTATTCTTGACCGATTTGGAATATTGCAAGTATGACTTTTCCGGTATGAAAGTTGAGCATATCATGGTCGAAGCCAATTATAGCATGGACTTGGTAGACCGGAATGAGCCTAACTATGAACACCGTCTACGAGGACACATGAGCCTTGATACGGCACTTAAATTTATTCAGACGAACGACAACCCAGCTTTACGAAATGTCGTTTTAATACACTTATCGGACACAAGCGGAGATCCCGCGTTATTCCTACAACGAACGAAAGAAGAAATTGAATACGGAGCAAATGTTTATGTTGCAGAAAAAGGGTTAGAGGTTGATATGAACATTTGTCCGTTCTGATTGGTTGAAACACCTTGGCGAAAGCCTAAAAGAAACTATCTTGTTTGGCGAATAGTTATCACAAACCTTATTGAAAGCCATGTCTTGGCGGTGCGTTTACCGTGCCGCCCTTACAAAAGATTGGAGGTAAAAATTGAAATTATGTGAATACTGTATGGCTGAATTTGAGCCGAAACAACAAAATCAGAAATACTGTAGACCAGAATGCGCAAGAAGATCTGCGCAGTTTAGAAATTTTAAAAAGGCTGGAAGAATTGTGTATACAAGAATATGCCCGAAATGCGGCAGGCTGTTTATGACAATAGATGAACGAAAACTTCATTGCCAAGACTGCATCGGCATTGACATTAAAGAACGATTGAGAAAGCCAAAGAAAAAGGATGATGCAATCAAGGCTGTGAATCATATGGCACGCGCTTCCGGAATGAGTTACGGAAAGTTTGTGGCTCAAATGAGCATGGAACGGTTAGAGAGGAAGTGATTGAATGGATTATAAGAAATTCAAACAGGCGAAAGCCGTTGAAGCAAAGAACAAAAAACGTTGGTTGGAAGTGAACCCAAAGCTGGATGATGAAAGCGGAATTTACTCGTTAGTAAGGGTTGACGAGTATGGCTTCCGGTATGCCTACGTGGGACAGGCAAAGCATATTTTGACAAGGCTTGCACAACATCTTGTTGGGTATCAGCACATTGATCTTTCGCTGAAAAAGCACGGTCTGTTTTCGCAAGACAACAAATATGGTTGGAAAGTTGGTTGCGCGCATTATCCAGAAAATGAGCTGGACGAGAAGGAGCAGTATATTATCAAACTGTATGCAGACAAAGGCTATCAACTTCGCAATAAAACAAGCGGTTCACAGGGCGAGGGTAAAGCTAAGATTGATGATTACCGTCCGGCAAAAGGCTATTATGACGGCATTAAACAAGGCAAAAAGAGTCTTGCCAAGGAATTATCGCATATCGCTGAAAAGCACCTTGAAATCCGTTTGAAGCCGGAGAAACAGGGAAACAAAGTTTCTGAAAAACAGTATGAGAAGTTTATGGCTTTGATTTCTGAAGATACATATGAGGAGAGTGATTAAATGGCAGAAGTCAAGTGGATTAAAATCACAACAGATGTTTTTGATGATGAAAAGATTCTGCTGATTGAGAGTATGCCGAGTGCGGATAGCATCATTACGATTTGGTTCAAACTTCTCATTCTTGCCGGAAAACAGAATAACAACGGTGTGTTTATGATGAGCAACAAATTACCGTTCACGGATGAAATGCTTGCCACCATTTTTCGCAGAGATTTGAACACGGTAAGGCTTGCGCTTAAGACCTTTGAAGAGTTTGGAATGATTGAAGTTGTTGACAACGTGATAACGATTCCGAATTGGAACAAGCACCAAACACTTGACGCTTATGAGAAGAAAAAGGAACGTGACAGGCTATATCAGCAGAACCGGAGAAAGAAACAGAAGAACCTAATTGAGCAAAAATCGCCCGATAAATCGTCTGACGTCGCTGTTTCAGATAAAGAAGAAGAAAAAGAAGAAGATAAAGAGAAAGAAAATATAAAAGAAAATTCGCTGTCGACCGATTCCGGAGAGTTGTTTGATTTTGACGATGCATGGAAAAAGACTTTTAGTATATACCCCAAGAAAACAGCGTACAGTACCTCTAAAACAGCTTGGATGGATAAGGTGCTAGAAGTTATCGAAGAGAACCAACCGGACATTGCACGGCTGTTATACAAAGCCACAGAGGCATATTTGAGTGACTATCAAGAAAAGAATCCAGACGATACGGATTTTCGATACATTCCAAAATATGTTGATTGGCTGAAAAATGATTGTGACTATTGGTTGCAGATCGCGGAGAAACGAGGTGATTGCAGTTGACAGAAGCAGAGTTCGGAGTGATCGGGTGCGTATTGATTGACAATGATGTGCTAAATAACATCTGGCGAACACTGAAACCGGAAATGTTTAGTTCGGAATTTGCACAGGATACATACAAAGAAATGCTTGCTATGTATGACCGGAATGAAAGTATAGATCCTATGTCCTTGTCAATGGCACTTGAAAGCCACAAATACGCACAAGAGCAGATTAGCGAATTGATGAAATCCTGTATTACCGGAACAATCACTTCAACTATGGTCAAAAGTTATGCCGATGCGGTTGCGAAAGAATACAAAGTAAGAACGGTTCGTGACATGTATCAGAAATCCAGCTTAAAACCATGTGACATTGATGATACAATCAGTGATCTTCTTACAAGGCTTGAACATTTGCAAGAGGGAAAAGAAGTAAAACTAAAGCCAATTAAGCAGATTTCAGTTGAGAATAAAGACAAATATTTCAACGAAAGTGTCGGAGAGGGCGGTATAAAAATCGGGTTATCGCAACTTGATGATGCGCTTGGAGACCTTGAACGCGGTGATGTAACAGTAATTGCTGCAAGACCGGCAGTCGGAAAATCCGCACTCACAACGCAGATTATTGGCAATATGGCAAAGAAAGGACTTAAAGTCGCATATTTCAATTTGGAGATGAGCGATAAACAGGTATATGAACGATTTATTTCAAGACTTGCGGAAATCGGCTTAACGAGAATCAGAAGAGCAAAAGCGTTTCTTGGCGATGAACAGGAAAAATTTAACCAAGCAAATGAAGAAATGAGTGATTATCAATTATGGATTGCATCCGGGACTGTATCTCCGAGGGAAATAAAGTCAGAATGCAGGCACCAAAACTTTGACGTTATCGTTGTTGACTATCTGCAATTGCTTATGCCGGATAACAGATATTCCGGAAGAAATGAAGAAGTAGCATCAATTTCAAGAGGTTTAAAATCGGTTGCAAGAGACTTAAATACACATGTAATAGCACTTTCGCAGATAACAAGAGCATCTGAAAGCAGAGACACAAAAGAACCTACCATGGCAGAGTTGAGGGAATCTGGAGCAATCGAACAGGATGCGTCAAACATAATTATGCTGTGGAATCTGTCAGACAATGACAAGGGAGCCAAGGGTGTAAAAATCGAGAAGAACAGACAGGGAATGACAATGCGTGAAGCAATGGAGTTTGATGGAGATCACATGAAGTTTGTTGAAATCGAAAAACCACTTGATGATGTTGTTGCGGAAATCAAAAAGAAAGAACGTGGGGACGGATTCAAACCATACAATGGCGATTGTCCGTTTTAGAGGTAGCAGCTATGGCAAGTGCAAAAATCGAAAAGGGTTCAGAAGAATGGCAAGTATTTATGGATTATTGGCAATTCATTCAGAAATACTATTCACCGGACAACGCTGATTCTTGGTGGGATGAAGTTGTAAAATCCGGAGAATCATTGATAAACAAATACAAGGGCATGGAGATTGAAGAACGTGCAAGACAGCTTGTATTGAGTCATTTTGCATGGTTGGAAATCACATACAGAAAGGAGAAATCAAAGAAATGAGCAATGCGTTGAGACGGAAGAAAAAGCCGACATTTTACACAAAACAGGAAATGCGGATTATCGGGCAAAATGATTTTGAAAAGAGAAATGCTGATAAGGTTATATCAAAATCATACAAAGATTTTGTCGTGATTGGGTACATAATTCTGCATGACAAATTCGGATTCGGACAGACAAGAATCATCCGGTTGCAGGATTTTTTGAAATCCTACTTAGATGAAGCAGCATCCGGTGGAAATACCGGAAAGGACTTGTCTGTTTACCTGAAAAGTAAATACGGAATCGACATCAAAGAAGAAGTCGGAAAAATTCCACAGAGACAGTTAATGAACCTGTATGCAAAGAAAGGTTTCTGTATCGAGCGTGAAGCCTACAGACTTTCCAGTGCATCTTTGTTTAACTATTTTGCACTGACACTTACTATTCTGAAAAATGAATTTAAGATAACAGCGAAACAGTTGCAATATTTCACGGAAAAATTCATCGACTACATTGATACACTGGCTAATTACAAGCAGTTTCAGTTGACTGTACCGATGATTGCCGAGACATTGGCTGATGAAATCAAATTTGTGTGTGATTTGGAGGTGTAGAGAATGGCTGAAAATGAGAAATATGTGGACTGTTTGACCGAAGCGGAATCCGAAGATATGGCAGTTATCGTAAACAAAACGATAAAGGAAATTTGTTTATTTTCTGATAAGCACAATTTTGACCGCGACAATATGCTTAAGTATTACGCGGAACTTATCGGTACATTTACTGAAATTTCAACAATACAGGGCTTTGAAGTGGAAAATCCACATACCAATGCTGATCGAATTCGAAGCATGACGAATGAGGAATTGGTAAGTGTGGTTGTGTGTCCGGACAGTGTTACAGGCGAGGACACTGATTGCAATCAATATCATGATTGTAAGGAATGTACTCTTGATTGGTTGCAGAAAGAAAGTGAGGTTTAGATATGCTGAACAGAGAGAAATATGGAAATGAGATTATAGAACTTGCGGTAAATAAAGGAATGTTTTGCATTAAAAATGGAGAGCCTGTACTTTGCGAAGAAACTGAATGTAAAGATTGTGATTTTCACGAATCAGATTCATGCAAAGGTAGTACGTATAATTTCCGCGAATGGCTTAATTCGGAATATGTTGAGCCACCTGTTGATTGGAGCAAGGTTGCAGTCGATACGCCGATTTTGGTAAGAGATTATGAAAATTGCGAATGGACTAGAAGACATTTTGCAAAAATCAAAAACGGAATGGTGTTTGCATGGCGCGGTGGGGCAACGTCTTGGAGCGAGGATGATGAAGAGACTATTCCGTGGAAATATGCCAAGTTAGCAGAAAGCGAGGAATAGGCATGGAGAGATTAACAGTAAAATGGACGGATAAAGCCTATGACACATTTGACCCTGTAGACGTTGTAGATAATGAGTATTCAAAAGCAAATTACAATAAAATATTAACCAAGCTAGGAGAATACGAGGACTTAGAGGAACAGGGCAGACTTGTTATTCTGCCTTGCAAAGTGGGAGATACAGTTTATTGTATTTTCAACAGATACACTAAATGCACATTTAGTAATGAGGAATTCGATGAATGTAGTTGCCAAGGGTGCGAGTATGAGTGCGACAGCAAAAAAGAAAATTATGTGCAAGACATGAGAGCATATAGCCTTGATTGGATTGTAACAAATTTGAAGAAATTTGGCAAAACAGTATTCCTTACAAAATCCGAAGCAGAAGCAAAACTGAAGGAATTGAGATAAGAAAGGAATTGAAAATATGTTTGTACCTTGTGGATGGTATTATGAATATATCTTAAGCGATAATTGCAATAATCAATGTGAAAAATGTTTTGGAAACAAAGACATAAGAATTTGCACCAAAGATTTTGAATTGAGAAAAGATAATTCTTTGGATAAATTTATGGTCAAAAAGGGCTCGTGGTGGATATGCAAGTTTGAAAATGAAGATCATATTTTACTTTGGGATGGTGGAGACATTGAATTGATTATAAGCACAGTGCATCCACATTACAAAGATTTTGAAAATTTTAATTACCAAGAAGAATTGAGAGGTGGAGAAAATGAGTAAGATTCTTGAAAGTGTGAACAAGCGTGACTTCGATAGAAGAATATCGGAAGTTGTTGAAATGCTTGAAGAAAAACAACTTTATGGAACTATCAGTTTGATAAAAGATTTGAAATATTATCTTGACTTAGCCACAAAGGAAAAGACACACGACTGCGATTGCCAGCGCAACAGCAATTCGAGAGATAATGAGCCTTGTTGCAGATGTGATAGAAAAGTTTCAGAAAATGATGATACAAAAAACAAAGTTACATCTCTGGAAATTATCGTAAGGATGATAGACAACAAGCCATATTACGAAATCAAGTACAAAAAAGTCGGCGAAGATTATTACCATGTAGGTTACAGTTCATTCAATATTGATAATGTATTGAAATGGCGTGATGAGTGTTTTGAACTTGTTGATGTGAAATTGACTAATTCCGACAGAATAAGGAGCATGACGGACGAGGAATTAGCAGAGTATTTACCGGTAGTTGCAGATTTCATTTGTAAGCCAACGAAAAATTGCATAAGAAACACGTTGTGCAATCGCGGTGAATGTGAACGAACAAAAGAGTGTGCCGCGAAGTGGTTGAAAGCGGAAAGTGAGGATGTGTAGAAATGGGAGTTTTGCTTGCATTATCAACCATATTTATATGGGGTCGGCTGGTTAATATTGATTGCGACCTAAAAGATATCAGCGAAGAACTGAAAAAGATGAACGAAAGGAAAAATGATGGAAGATAGATATTTATTCCGCGGAAAGCGGATTGATAATGGCGAATGGGTGGAAGGATATCTGTCATACCCATTTTGCACGAAAAAGGGCAACGAAAGTTATTATTTCTACGCAAAGGATAGTTTGGGTTTTTTCTGTCGTTGTGTTGTAGATGCATCTACCATCTGCCAGTGCACTGGACTTAAGGATAAGAACGGCAATCTAATTTGGGAGAATGATATTGTAAAAATAAATAATAGCAAGGCGAATACGGTTGTAGCATTTAGAGATTTTGAAATTATATGTACAATTCCTAACGAAAAATATTATAAGCATAGGCTTGAATATGATACTGAATATGAAGTTATCGGCAACATTTTTGACAATCCGGAACTGTTGGAAAGTGAGGAATAATATGACAGAGAGTGAAGCAATTAAAAGAATTAAAGAATGCAGAAATACACCAAATTTTCAACCATACATATATATGAATGAAGCGTTGAATATGGCAATTAAAGCACTTGAAGAAGTACAACAGTACCGCGCAATCGGCACACCAGAAGAATGTCGGGAGGCGGTGGAGAAGCAGGCGGCGAAGAAACCTATATTTAACCATAACCTTAGTGATACTCTTTCTATATTCCATTGTGAATGCGGAAACAAAATTAAAGTCAGTCACGATATAGGGATAATGAATAACAACAATGCGCCAAATTACTGTAGCAAGTGCGGTTGCAGGTTTGATTGGAGTGATGAAGAATGAGTGCGATATGGTTCATAGTTCTGTTTTTAGCTTGGGAAAATGGAGTTGAAATTGATGATGCGTCATATTTGATGTTTGCAATTTTTTTATGTCGGAGATTGTATTTTAATGCGGACAGGAGGAAGAAATGGGAAGGCTGATTGATGAGGATGATGTAAAGAAGATGATTTCTGATACATTTGAGAAGGAAAAAGATGTTATAAATAGCTTTTGGAAAATGGGTACGTTGATGGACAAAGTCGACGAAATTCCTACCGCCTACGATGTGGATTCGGTTGTGGAGCAGTTAGAGAAAGAAAAGAATCCGCTCTACAGAGAGGATGGGAGTCTGATGGGGGAAAGAACAGTGATCAAAATTGACAAGGCAACCGAGATTGTGAAAGGCGGTGGAGTGAATGAATAAACCATGCGAGTATTGCGACAAGTCAGATTACAAGAAATATGGTAGTGACTATTTTAAGTGTAAAAAACCTTGCGAAATAGCAAAAATGTGCAAAAGGAATAATGAATCGTTTATGAAGATGTTGAGAGGTGGTGGAGTAGATGAAATGGAAGAATAAAACAGTAGTAGAGATATCAGGTATATCGTTAAGCTCAAGCGTCAGAGAACTTGCAATGGCGATAAATCATAATGCAGAGGTCTTGAGAGAAGCAGTGCAGAAGATAGAAGAATTGAACGAGGAAGTCGAGCGGCGAAAGGCGGTGGAGTAGATGGCTAAAGCCGTATTAGTAATAGATATGCCGGAACGATGTACTAAATGTCCTTTGTTGCTTACAATTCCGCAGAAAGGCGGGCTTGCACTTTGCCTTGCCAGACCAACGAACGGACAGGAAGAATATAATCCGAAGAACGAAAAAACATGGAGACCAGATTGGTGTCCACTCAGGGAACTGCCGGAGAGATCAGATCATCCAGAGCATTGTGACAATGGAAGGTTCGATGCAGGCTGGAACGAATGCTTAGATGCCATAGAGGGAGGTGCACATGGGAAAGAGCAGAGCGAGTAAGCTGAACGGCTACCGGAGTGCGGTAAGCCGGCAGAAAAATGATGTTTTTAAGTTTAAGTCTAAGAAGAAAAAGAAAGGGTGATTCAGAATGAATTTGCTTGAACACTATGTAACAAACATAACTCACGAAGAACCAATCGAAAAGAACGGAATGTTATTTTTCAAGGTTGTATGTGATGTTGATTGCTATGGTAACAAAGAGATTCAGAAAGAAGTTTTACTTTCAGAAGATAGTTATGCAGAAGCTAAAAGTAAGGGATATTATTTAGCCTAAAAGTGAGGTGATTTAGAGTGAAGATTTTAAGCAAGAAGAAATACAACAAACTCATTGAAGATCTTGAGGAATCGCAGAAAAAGGTCGAGGAACTCAAAAGGATAAACGAGAGTATCGGGAAAAAGCTGGAAGATAAAAAGACAAGTTGCAAGGCAAATGTTGGAAAAGATTTTTGTAATGTTTGCAAAAATTCTTACAGTTATAAGAACTATAATGGGCTTATTCCCATTAACTGTGTAGGTTGCTTGCTTGCTGTGTCTTGTGAGGATTTTAAGAGAAAAGAAAGTAGGTGATTCAAAGTGAGTAACAATGTAGAGATAGTAATAGCACAGGCTTTAATGATGAGAATTAAAGATTATGCAGAAAGAGCCTTGGATAAAAAAGATGTAACACTTGATATGGCTATGGTTGAAATACGTGATACAGTTGACGCTTATGACGAGTATTTTCAGACAGGCAGAAAGCCACAGTAACTAACTAAAAATCAAAGAAAGGAATAGGTTGTGCGCACATAAAACCGAGGTTTCCTTTTGGTAGATTTTATGAATTTTGAAAATTATTCTTGTGATAATCAAATGAGCATATTTGACTTCACAAGAGAACCAATCAGTATAACAAAGCCTATCCGATTAATAGAACTTTTCGCCGGCTACGGCAGTCAGGCAATGGCACTAAAGAGAATAGGCGCTAAGTTTGAACATTACAGAGTTGTGGAGTTTGATAAGTACGCCATGGCAAGCTATAACGCAGTACATGGTACAGATTTTCCCACAATGGACATAACTAAGGTTCATGCAGAAGATTTGAATATCTGTGACACAAATACATTCACTTACTTACTTACTTACTCATTCCCTTGTACGGATTTATCAGTTGCAGGGAAACAAGTCGGAATGTCTAAGGGAAGTGGTACAAGAAGCGGTTTGTTGTGGGAAGTTGAGAGAATACTAACAGAAATCAGAGATAGTAGCGGAGAATTACCACAGATTTTGTTCATGGAGAACGTGCCACAAGTACACGGCAAGAAAAATATCAATGATTTTGAGAAGTGGTTGAGTTTCCTGGAAAGTTTAGGGTACACAAATTATTGGCAAGATTTGAATGCTAAAAATTATGGAGTGGCACAGAATAGAAACAGGTGCTTTATGTTTTCGTTTCTTGGCAATTACTCATATGATTTTCCGCAGCCTATACCACTCAAAAAGAAGTTAAAAGACTATCTTGAGGATAATGTAGATGAAAAGTATTACATCAACAATGAAAAGGCTGACAAGCTGATAAGACAGCTTATTGACAATGGCGCATTACCACAACACAATCTTGACAGACAGACAGACAGACAGACAGACAGACAGACAGACAGACAGACAGACTTGCGTTGACGGAACAATCAATAAGCCGCAGCAAAGAGAAGTCGCAAACTGTATCAAGGCAAGATGTGACTGCGGAATATCAAGTTTGCGGTCAGACGGAAACTTGGTTGTTAAAGGATATGGGAGAGACGGCAGACAAGAAGATTGATGTAGCCGTAACTCTTAGGGCAAGAGATTATAAAGGATTTGATAATTACGGAAGTAATGGAGTGATTGAATGGAAGTAATAGGAAGTGTATACACCGGAGTGACGGAAGATTTTCAGCGAGGTGTATATCCGATTGCAAGATGTGTAAAAGCTGAAAAACATGATTTAGGAGTTGTTTTAATGGAACAAAGAAGATTAGGAAATTTGTACGGAGACGATAGAGGAACCGGCTTTGCTGGAAATGTATGGGATAAAACTATATTTCTCCATCTCTTACGACTATGCAAGGGGGGTATGAGAGAACCGATGATTGTTGATAAACAGATAGTTGCTATGCGTGGCAGAAATCCAGATAATCCGTCAGATAGAACTGCGGTAAGCCCAACAGAGCAGAGATTAGAGGTAAATATGCAAGGTACAAGTAATTGCTTAACGAGTGTGCAAAAAGACAATTTATTACTTGAAAATAATATCCAAAAAGTCGGTCAAATATCAAGCAATGGATCCCAATGCGGTACAGTTATTTCTGATAACGGCATATCTGCTAATCTTGTAGCTGGCACACACGGATATGCAAATAGCCATATAGCTACACAATATCGTATCAGAAAGCTAACACCGAGAGAGTGCGGACGGCTGATGGGTGTATCTGATGAAGATATTGATAAAATGGCGGCAGTAAACAGTAATACGCAGTTGTATAAGCAATTTGGGAACAGTATTGTCGTAGATGTTATGTGCGCTATGTTTAAAAACTTAAATATCAATCAATAAAATAAGGAGAAATGGCTTATGAAATTTACAAAATTCATTAAGCCAGAACTTGAACAAATCAAAGAAAATGCCAATTTCACGGAAGAAGAGGAGAGGATTTTCTCTCTTCTCTGCCGTGGTTTTTCACAAAAGCAAATATCCACAAAAGAAAATCTATCACTAAGAACGATAGAGTACAGAGTGAGAGATATAAAAGATAAAATAGAAAGAACGGGGGTATTTGATTGGATGAAAAAGAACTGTTGAAATATGCCGTTGATAGTGGTATTCTCGACATAGCACTTGTGCAGAAACAAGTCACTATGCAAAAGAGAGAAAAATTACTCAACAAAAACCCTTATAAAATCTATCAAGGAAAGGATGAGAACTGGTACTCATATCTGCCGGATGAAGTAAAAGGCAGACGTAAAATCAAGGCAAAGCGCAGAGAAGCGGTCGAGCAGAAAATCATTGACTATTGGAAAGAGAGGGAGGATGATCCTACAGTAGAGGAAATCTTCAACCGCTGGATTTCACAAAAGCTGGAACTTGAAGAAATTAGCAGGGCAACCTATGACAGATACTTAATGGACTTTCAGAGATACTTTGATGGTATAAAGGACAAGAGAATCAAAGGGATAGACGAATGCGAGCTTGAAACGTTTATACGGAACAGCATCCATAATTTCAACATGACTTCCAAGGCATTCTCAAACTTCCGAACGCTGATTTATGGAATCTTTAAGTATGCCAAGCGGAAGAAGTATGTCAAGTTTTCCATTACATACACGCTGAAAGACATGGATATATCGCCAAAAGCGTTTAAGCACGTAGTCCGAAAGGCAAAAGACCAAGTATATATGCCGGATGAAAAGGAACGCATGGAGATGTACCTTAGAAATCACTTAGATATCGTAAACCTTGGATTGCTATTTATGTTTAAGACAGGAGTCCGTGTCGGGGAATTATCGGCATTAAAGCGGAAAGATGTTGAAAACTACACGGTTGCGATCAATTCCACAGAAACACGTTACCGGGATGATGATGGTTTTCACTATGAAGTCAAAGATTTTCCAAAATCAGAAGCCGGATTGCGATTTGCTATATTGCCGGATAAGTACAAATGGATTCTTGATGAAGTACGAAAGAGAAATCCCTTCGGGGAGTATCTATTTGAAAGAGACGGAGAACGGCTGAAATCCTACAACTTTCGTGAACGTTTGCGGTATATCTGCGAACATGAACTGCGAATGAAAGTGAAATCTCCGCACAAAATCCGTAAGACGTATGGAAGTATCTTGCTCGACGGAAAAGTGAAAGAGTCCACAATCCTTGATACTATGGGGCATACAGACATTAGTTGCACAAAAGATCATTATTATTTTGATCGTACCGGAATTGAGGAAAAGAGACAGGAACTTGACTTAATCGAAGCATTATGAGTCCCTAGTACTCAAAGGTACTCAAAGAAAAATTGATAGAATGGCTATTTTAAGCCATTTCAAGGCAATTACTCTAGGGTTCGATTCCCGTACGGACTG